GTCCGCATCTTCAAACTGATAACTTTCTAGCTCTGCAACTGTCATATCTGGAAATTGCACGTTATAAGTTTCATTTCCTGAAGCATCTATATTAAAACCAATAATATTGCCAATTGCTTTTACTTTTTTAATTTTATCCATCTCATCCTCTTCTCTTGAAAATAGTCGTTTTGTCGCCCTCAATCTTCATCGCACCTTTTGGCTCGACTGAAAACGTCACGCTGTCCCACTCTCTCGACAAGTTGTCTAATTCCAGCTTAACTGCTTCTACTGACCGCTTAGCGAGTTTGTTTTTGTAATTTGTTCCCAGCCTGTAATGGTCGCGCTCCCAGTTCATGATTAGACGTATTTGTTTTTGGTTTTGCATTTTCATCCTCCTAAATTACTAAACGGTACATCCCACTGATAATCATCATATTCATTACAAATATCTTGGATGATTTTACCCTTGCGAATTTCTATTTCTTGAGTAAATTCCATACCCATTTCAAATGTAAAAATTTTAATATCAACATCATGTTTTTTTGATATTTCTTGATAATTTTCTGGAATAGCAGCCCACGCTTGCTTAAAATTATCAAGTTCGACAATACAGAAATCTTCTTCAAGCCAAACTTCAACTTGATCTGTTTCAATGAACGCCCGTCTCGTATTATTTATGTAAAAATAGTGAGCCGTGCTGTTAAATACTAATAAATCGTTATCACACCCGCCCTCAAATGATACATTAGCATTCAATAACATGTCTTTTAATGCCGATGCGATGTTTTCTCGTCTTCCTCTTAATTTAAGGGTTCCTTTTGCCCAATTTGGCATTGCTCATCCTCCTGTCTTCATCCAATTTCTGTGATACCAGTCAACGACTTCATCACGAGGAAATTTATCACGTTTTCCCTCAATTCGCGGAAAGTCTTTATGACTGTTGAAACGCTCATCAAAAGTCTTAGTATCCTTTGTACCAAGCAGCAACATAGCACACTGCGACTTATTCAGCTCCATAGGATAGACATTATTTTCAACTAATACCCTTTGCTGCATTTTCAGAAATCTATCCTGTAAACCAGCTTCAAACTGATCCAACAGTTGATTTAAAATCTCATCCATGTTACAATTACCTCATAAATGTTTACTTTTGAGCCTGATTGCCGTCAGGCTTTTTACAATGCGTTCTAATATTTCTTTCTCCTTTCTATAGTCGAAAATATTAGTTGAGAATTTCTCAAGTTAGTTTCAAAAAATTAAGCACCTAAAAGGTCGCTCGAGCTTACGCCATATTTTTCTGTGATTCTCAAGAGATAAATTGGACTAATTTTTAAAATATCTTTTTCCCAAGCGCCAACAGTTTGAGCACTAACTCCAACACTTGCTCCAAATTCTTCTTGAGACATCTTTCCATGTTTCGCTCGGATTTCTGCGATTGTGATTTTAGGTTTTAGCACTATTCCTCACCCCTTTCTAAATTTGATTTTCACCCCATGCGCAATCTGATATAATAACTTCAGAAAGGGGGTGATTATATGGATAATTTAACGAATGACGCAAAATTTCTTTTAAGCTCAATGTATGCAAAATATCTTGAAAGACGCAAAGATGAAATCTCTAAAGAGGAAGCCAGAAATTTTCAAGGCATCGATTTTATCAAAGAAAACATTATGCCCGAATGGTCTGAAGAAGATATTCTTGATACTTGTTTTGAGCTAAAACGTCATGGTTATCTTAGTGGTGTAGCTGGTAATGATACTCTTTATTACATTTGTCTTACAACCGAAGCCGTTGCAGCGCTTGAACTAAAATTCAAAGAACCTACTCTCAAAGAGAGAATTGAAAGTGTTCTTGACTTTGCAGCTAAGATTAAATCCATTATTCCTTTTGCTTAGCTTTATCAGCTAATGCTTTTTCTTTTAAAACGTTAAGACCGAATGGATCTTCTTTGATTTCCAAGCACGTTTTTTCGATTAGTTCGGCTTGGTTAATAAGTATTTTACGGTCTTCATTTCTTGCCTTGAGTTCTGCATCGATAGACTCAAGGCTTTTTGCGATGCGTTCTAATATTTCTTTCATTTCTTTCTCCTTTCGCTATTTTTAGGTCATTTCCTTGACCTTGATTATATTATACTTGATTTTTTCTCAAGTGTCAATGCTTTAATTGAGATTTTATCAAGTTTTTTTGATTTTTTCTCAAATACGCTTGATTTTTTCTCTATTATAATGTAGAATATAAGAAAGAAAGGAGATGATAGAATGGATAACAGCATGAATCAACTTCAAGAAATTCCTTTAAGATTAAAAGAGTTAAGGTTAGCGAACAATTTAGAACAAATAGATGTAGCTAAATATTTGGGATATAAATCGGACAGTACTATTTCAAAATGGGAAAATGGAAAAAATCTCCCAAAAGGAGCAAAACTGGTTCAGCTTGCGAAGCTTTTTGGGACTTCTACGGATTATATACTACACGGACAGCAAAAAGGAACTACTTCTTCGGCTATCCAAAAAACTGAAATCCAACAAATTTATGACAAGCTTCACCCACCACGCCAAGAAAAAGTTTTGACTTATGCAGAAGACCAATACAAAGAGCAAGAAGCTGAAATATCAAATAAGGTAATTGAAATCAACGAGAAAACGACTGAGTACCATGTATTTGAAAAGCTTTCTGCCGGTAACGGTTATGATTATATGGAAGATCGCAATTATGACGTTGTCTTTTTCAACAAGGATATTGACCACGACTTCGCTTCTTGGGTCTATGGCGATTCTATGGAGCCTAAGTACCTAAGCGGTTCTGTCGCTCTTATTAAAGATACAGGTTGGGACTATGACGGCGCTGTCTACGCTGTTGATTGGGACGGACAATCGTATATTAAGAAAGTGTATAAAGAAAAAGACGGTCTAAGACTTGTCTCACTCAATGACAAATACGATGACAAATTCGCAAAATGGGAAGAAGAACCCCGCATTATCGGAAAAGTAGTCGGCAACTTTATGCCAATAGAAAACTAAAAACAAGTATTTAGGAGAAAAAATGGATATTTCAGAAGTGAAAGCACAATTAGACCGAGCTGGATTTAACAATTTAAGATTAGGCGTTAACAAAGAAATTAAAGCATTATTAAAAATATTAGACGATAATGAAACAATTCAGTACGCCACATCTGGCGTGCTAGAAGGTACCGTTCTTATGGTTCTTACACAAAGACGTGTGCTATTTATTGATTGCGGTCTATTATATGGCATGAAGCAAACGGAAATTCCCCTTGATATGGTTAACAGTGTATCCTTTAAAAAAGGTTTGTTAATGGGAACTATAACGATTAGCCACGGTTCAGGAAATTCCTTGATTAAGAATGTACCATCTAATAATTGCTCTATAATGACTGATAAAATTAAAAAATGCGCAGAAGAATACAAAGGTCGAAAAATAAATACAAAAACTAATGTAAATTCTTCTGTCGCAGATGAACTCTTAAAATTAAAATCTTTGGTAGAATCTGGGATTTTGACACAAGAAGAATTTGAAACACAGAAAGCTAAATTGTTAGTAAAATAAAAAAATCCCCACGCTCAACTTTGGACGGTGAGAGCGTGGGGCAAAACGATTGTATAAGAAACAACTCATAAAGGAGTCGTTTTCTTACACCCATTTTATCAAAAAGTGAGGTAAAATACAAGATGGCTTATTTTCGCAAGCGTGATAACGGTTGGGAATATCGAATCTCCTACAAAGATGTATCCGGAAAGTACAGACAGAAATCAAAGAGCGGTTTTAAAACTAAAAAACTTGCTCAAGCAGCTGCTAGAGAGCTTGAGACAAAAATTTCTCAAAATATTCTAACCGATGGAGATGTTACCCTATATGACTTTGTAAAAACTTGGTCAGAAGTCTATAAGCGCCCTTATGTAAAAGATAAGACGTGGGAAACATATACAAAGAACTTTAAACATATCAAAAACTATTTCAAAGATATAAAGGTGAAGGATATAACACCACTCTTTTATCAAAAAAAGTTAAATGAGTTTGGCGAGGAATACGCTCAAGAAACACTTGAGAAATTCCACTACCAAATTAAAGGAGCTATAAAAGTAGCTGTGAGGGAACAAGTCATTCGTTTTAACTTTGCTGAAGATGCAAAGGTGAAATCACAAATTGAATCAAGAGTTGAGGAAAATGACTTTTTAGAAGAAAGCGAGTATAAGGCTCTATTAGCCCTCACAAGAGAGAATATCCAATATGTGTCCTATTTTACCCTCTACCTACTTTCCGTCACAGGAATACGCTTTGCTGAAGCTATGGGGCTTACCTGGAACGACATTGACTTTGAAAATGGTATCATCAACATAAATAAGAGTTTTGACTATTCCAATACTCAAGATTTTGCAGATTTGAAAAACGACTCATCGAAAAGAAAAGTCCCTATTGATGAAAAGACCATCGAAATCTTACAGGATTATAGGCGAAACCATTGGCAAGCCAATATCAAGAATCGAATCTGTTTCGGTGTATCTAATTCAGCTTGTAATAAACTGATTAAGAAAATAGTAGGGCGACCAGTGAGAAACCACTCGCTTAGACATACCTACGCTTCGTTCTTGATTTTGAATGGCGTTGATATTGTTACCATCTCTAAATTGTTAGGTCACGAAAGCCCTGACATCACACTAAAAATTTATTCTCACCAGATGGAAGCTTTAGCAGAAAAAAACTACGAGAAAATCAAAAATATTTTCTTGGTTGCATAATTTGGGGCGGATTTGGGGCGAACGCCTCCCAACCCTTGGTAAATCAAGCGTATTTAATCCGTCTACCGCCTTTCAATACCTGACTTGTCAGGATTCAACCGAATAAAAAGCCCGTAAAATCGGGCTTTTTTGAATTTCCGTCAGGTTAAATTAGGAGTGCTTCAAAAATATTTTGGGGCGGATTTGGGGCAAAGACTCTCATTAATCAAAGACAAATATATTTGATAATATCCATTATAGCGGACATTTCCCAAAATTTCCCTTGGCGGTGAAACAGACAGACACTGCTATCTATTTAATTTTAAAAAAAATTAAACTTTTTTTGCAAAAAACACTTGACTATAACGGTTTACCGTGATATAATATAATCAAGATAAGGAAAGGGGGTGAGGAAAATGAACAAGGACGATTGGCTCAGGTTGCTTGATAAAGTAATCGACAACGGGCCAGCATACATCACAGCTCTAACGGGTGCGTATGCAACATACAAACTCTGGAGCAAAGAAAAAAAGCGAAAACCTAGACCTCGCAAGTTTAAGTAATCGCCTTGGGATAAGGGGAGTAAGGGCTCCCCTCAATCCCTATTATATCATGAAAGGGAATAAAAGTCATGGAAATTTTAATTATTAACATTTTGATAGTAGCAGCCAGCTACTTATACTTAAGGAGCATAAATGAGAAAAACAATCGAAAAACTATTAAAAAGCACCGAAAGCACTTACGCAATCGCAAAAGGAGCTGATATACCATACTCAACCGTATCAGACTTAAGAAACGGAAAAACTAGTATGGACAAAATGGCGTTGCTGACTGCTGAAAAACTATACAGTTACGCAAAAGAAAAAATAAAATAAAAACACCTTGCAACCACTCAAACGCCAATCCGACTGGTTACAAGGCAGACGCACTCACTACAAGCAAGTACTTTTGTATTGTATCATAAAGTACTTGTTATCGCAACAGGTACTTTTTAGTACCTCAAAAAAGAAAGAGGTATATTAAAATGAAAACAATCACTATTAAAACTTTCTCATTTTATATCATTAAAAATGATGAATGCTTTGAACTACTTAACTCACTCCTTGCAACTGTTGAATCGATAAATGATGAAAAGGTGATGAAAGAGAGAAACGTTTTAGACAAATGTGTAAAAATTTTGGAGGCTAATGGCTATCGTATGGGGTTTAGAAACTCAACTCTAAAATGCTTCGAAAAACAAACGCTTGTATCACTATCAGTTGAATACAGAT